TATTGACAAAATCTTAGATCCTTTGATTCCTGTTAATTCATTACAAAACGACCACCCTGTAATGAATTACGTCAAATCAAGACAATTACCTAGATCATGTTATGATAGACTATTTGTCGTTCCGTCATTCAAAAAATACATTAACGGTTTAATTCCAAACAAGATATCAGGTTCTGATCAACCTAGATTAGTTATCCCTTACCTAAATGCTCACGGTAAATGTTTTGCTTTGCAAGGCAGGGCATTTGGAAAGGAACAGCCTAAATATTATACAATCAAGTTTGATGACGAAGAAGATTGTGTATTTGGCTTAGACAAAATTAATTATAGCAAACACATATATGTATTAGAGGGCCCTATTGATTCTCTTTTTATTTCCAATGCAGTGGCTGTATCAGGGTCTTCTTTTGATATTGATTTTGTTAAAAAAATAAAGTCAAACTGCACGCTTGTGTATGATAATGAACCACGTTCAAAACAATTGACTAATAATATAAAAAACATGATAGATAAGGGATATAAAGTTTGTATGTGGCCTGAAACAATACCGTATAAAGATGTAAATGAAATGATCATCAACGGCATGACCCCAGCAAGCATTATAAAAAAAATAAATGAAAATAGTTTTCAAAATCTTGAGGCAAAATTAAAATTTAGGACATGGAAAAAATGCTTATGACATATCCAGAAGAATACTACAATACCTATTGGTGTTATCATATTGGCCCCTTGGAAGATGGTACTGATCAAGGTGTAAATGTTATAAGTGAATCAGAAATTTTAGATAGATATTGGGATTATTGGCAATATCAATTAAAATTAGTAAATAAAAATCCAGATAATTTTACAATGAGAGATTGTATTGATGATTGGGTGATGGTTAATTGGGCATGGAAGGTGGAATGTTAATATGTATCCCAAGTATAAAAAAAGAGCTAAACCAGTAGACGCATTTCAAATTACTAAAGATACCAAAGATGACCCTCTTCAATGGCCTATATGGTTAAGCAATGCTATTTTAAAAGAAAAAGGTACTAAATCAATTTTTAAAGACCATTGCGGAGACTTATGGGTACATTTACCTTGTGGGTATGCTAAACTGGTTGTAGACGATTGGATTGTTAAAACATCAAGTGATACTTATAAAGTTTATAATTCAACTGACTTTGAATTGTTATATGAAAAAATAGTATAGGAGACATTTATAGTGGATGTTAAGATAGTTAGTTATAGCATGCCTGATATTTTTTTAGAGGATGAAGGATTAAAAAATATTCAAGACCTTGTTGCTTTTTGCGCAAGAGTGTCCAATCCATCAAATCAATATAATGTAGAAACCACAGAAAAACTTTTAAAATATCTTTTAAAGCACAAACACTTTAGTCCTTTTGAGATGGTTAATGTGTGCCTAGAAATTACAACAACCAGAGATATTGCGCGTCAAATTTTAAGGCATCGTTCGTTTTCTTTTCAAGAGTTTAGTCAACGATATGCAGACCCTACTAAAGAACTAGATTTTGAATTAAGAGAAGCAAGACTACAAGACAATAAAAACAGGCAAAATAGTCTTGTTACAAACGACAAAAAACTTAAAGAACAATGGAATATGAAACAAGCTGAAATTATTAGGCTTGTGAAACAACATTATAAGTGGGCTATTGAACACGGCATTGCAAAAGAACAGGCTAGAGTTATTCTTCCTGAAGGTAATACACTCTCAAAATTGTTTGTAAATGGCACAATTCGAAGCTGGATTCACTATATTGGAGTGAGAAAAGAAGAAGGAACACAAAAAGAACACCAAGAAATTGCAAAAGCGTGCGCTAGGGTTATTTCAACAATTTTTCCTATGATTGATGGTGTATGATATAAATAGGATAACACTAAGAATAAAGAGGAAGCGCATGAATATATCACAGAAGATTTTGTCCGACATTACTATTTTTTCAAAATATGCCAGATACCTAGAAAAGAAGAAACGACGTGAAAATTGGATAGAATTGTGTGATCGTAATGCAGCTATGCACATTAAAAAATACCCTCATCTTAAAAAAGAGATTGAAGAGGTATATGAGCATTTTGTAAAAACTAAAAAAGTGTTACCTTCAATGAGGTCTATGCAGTTTGCTGGAAGACCCATTGAACTGGCAAATAATCGATTATTCAACTGCGCTTATGTGGCCATAGATTGTCCCGCCGCATTTTGGGAGACAATGTTTTTATTATTAGGTGGTTCGGGCGTTGGATTTTCAGTACAAAAACACCACGTCGCACAACTTCCTGTCGTGCAAGGCCCAACAGGAAGACGCCGCCGATATCTCGTAGGGGATTCTATTGAGGGATGGGCTGATGCAGTAAGACACCTTATCAGGGCTTATTTTGAAGGTAGATCAGATCCTCAGTTTGATTATGGAGACATCAGAGCAAAGGGTTCTCAATTAATTACAAGTGGAGGAAAGGCGCCAGGCCCAGACCCCCTCCGAATTTGTATTGATCAAATCAGAGCAATTCTTAATCAGGCTATTGGACGCCAACTTACAACTTTAGAATGCCATGATATTATGTGCCATATTGCCGACGCAGTGTTGTCCGGAGGTATTCGTCGTGCTGCTTTGATATCATTATTTTCTAAAGAAGATTATGATATGATGGGATGTAAAGCTGGGGCTTGGTGGGAACTAAATCCTCAAAGAGGTCGCTCTAACAATAGTGTGGTTTTAAAAAGAGATGAAGTATCAGAGGAAGAATTTTTTAATATATGGAAAAGGGTAGAAGCTTCAGGATCAGGAGAGCCCGGCTTTTTTTGGACTAATGATTATGAAATGGGAACAAACCCATGCTGCGAAATTTCCCTAAAAAGCATGCAGTTTTGCAACCTTACAGAAGTTAATGTAAGCGACGTTGGATCTCAAAAAGAATTAAATGCGCGCGTTAAGGCAGCTGCATTTATTGGCACACTACAAGCAAGTTATACAGACTTTCATTATATTAGGCCGCAATGGCAAGAGAATAGTGAAAAAGATGCTTTGCTTGGAGTGGGCATGACAGGTATTGGCTCAGGCAAAGTATTAGAATATGATCTTTTAGAAGCCGCAGAAGCAGCTAATAAAGAAAATGAAAGAGTAGCAGAACTTATAGGAATTAATAAAGCAGCAAGGGTAACAACAGTAAAACCTTCAGGTACCTCATCCTTAACAGTTGGTTCTGCGTCAGGCATTCATGCATGGCACAATGACTATTATATTCGCCGCATTCGTGTGGGTAAAACTGATGCTTTATATCATTATCTTATTAAAAATTTCCCAGACCTTATAGAAGACTGTCATTTTAAACCTCATTTAGAAGCAGTTGTGTCTTTTCCACAAAAAGCACCAGAAGGATCTATTCTTCGCACGGAATCACCATTACATCTTCTTAATCGTGTTAAGAAGTTTAATCAAGAATGGATTTATGGTGGTTATCGTGAAGGGGTAAATCATCACAATGTGTCTTGTACTATTTCCATTAAACCTAAAGAATGGGAGCGCGTAGGAAAATGGATGTGGGAACATCGTAAATATTACACAGGTATTTCTGTTCTTCCTTATAATGAACATACTTACGTACAACCCCCTTTTGAGGACTGCACAAAAGAAGAGCATGATCGTTTAGCCAAACATTTGCATGCAATTAATCTTGATGATGTGCGTGAAAAGGAAGATGTCACATCTCTTAATGATCAAGCAGCGTGTGCAGGAAATAGTTGTGAAATAAACCTATGATAAATAATAGGTGTGGATGTATAAAGGCAAAGAATTTACAAGTGACATGATTCAGTCATATGTTGGTTTTGTATATATAATAACCAACATTGAAAATGATATGAAATACGTCGGTAAAAAACTTTTTGTCAAAAAGCAAACTTTACCACCACTTAAAGGTAATAAGAAAAAAAGAAAGATCATAAAAGAATCTGATTGGCAATCTTATTATGGTTCTTCTACAACAGTCCAAACATTAGTTGAAGAGAAAGGTTCAGAATTGTTCAAAAGAGAAATCCTTCACTTATGTAATACCAAGGGTGAAATGTCTTGGTTAGAGTTGAAGGAACAAGTTGATAGAAATGTTTTGTTGCGTGATGATTATTACAATGGAATAGTCCAGGTAAAAATTCACAGATCACATCTTAAGACATTAAAATTTACTGCATAAGGATATCTCTATGAATGCATTACTGTTAACCACCGCTTTATCTCTCTCTGCCGTTGCTGCATTTTATTCTATTGCAGGTTTGATGGCTATTTTTGCGGCC